CCAGTAAGAAGGTTCACACCATCCGGAACCCCTGACGCCGGTAAGTCTATCTGCTCAAGTATTCTAAATGCTACTAAATGAATAGTCCCAGAAGTCATCGTGGCAGATGACTGATACGTCTGTATTGATCTAACCCCTGTATCCCCCGCAGCAAGCGCAAATACATGCATCGTACCTACCACTGCACTAGCGCCCACTGGCGAAATAACTGTATTCGCCGTTTTTCCCGCAGTACCCGCCTGATTCGTGTACCCAAGCGTAAGTGTCGGAGTACCCACACCCATAGCAGCAGACACTTCCACTGCCACTAAAACACCTTCACCATTTGTACTTTCATTCTCATCTCTCGCAGGCCAAGTCGCCGAATTGACTGTCTGCGAGGTTGTCAACGTTACAGATAGCCCACTGTTATGCCACAATCGGTCGCATAACAACAAAGACCCAGCCTGACCTGCAGCTAATCCATGAAACTTGGCAAGATGTATCGTTTCACCACCCACTGCTGCAGGGAATGTTATTTGCCCTGAATAACTAGTTAACGCAGCCCCAGCCACTCCGGGTGTTGGCGCAACCGCTGGCCCAGGAACTCCTGCAGTATAGAAAGGAGTCCACGCACGTCCTGCCGCTAACGTACTTGACGCTGCTTTCTGAAAATATTCAAAACTTGATGTCCCAAGAACAGCGTCATCAAAAGAAGCTATTGTCATATCACCTCAGCAAATCGTTCTTAATCAATGCACTTCTACACTCTGTGTACAAGTGAGTTACATAAGCTGCATCGTACATTGCTCCCCAAAGATCTTCCTCAATCTGCACAGGAAGTCGTACCGTTCCTGGTTCCTCAAGTCTGGGAATTCCGATACCGGCAGCGTTATTCTTGGAGGTTCCTCGATCATCACAGACTTTTGCTGTGACGCGCAACCCACCAGGCTTGCCGCGAACAGCAGTGTACTTAGTCTCCAATATCTCATATTGTCTATTCTTTTCGTTTAAAAGACTGGCCGAAGCCTCTTCTTTAAGTTCGTGAAAGCGCTTAAGGTCTTCCAGTGCAGCATCCCTGGCCTCAAGCGCCTTCTGAGTAAATACTCGCTCTTTAGCTAGCCAGCTGCGCTCTTCTACAGCACCGCCTATCTTGAATGCAGCGACCCCATACCCAAGAATCAGTATTGCCGAGATTCCGAAACTAACCAGACTACCCATCATTAGTCCTCGGTTACTGTAGACGCTGTTGTGACAACAGGCGCAATCCCATTACCGCAAACAATGTTAGGAGTTAGTGTGCCTTTATAAAGCAACTTACCAGCACCTGATGACAACGTTCCTATGCCTACGTGAGTCGCTGTTCCAGATCCGCCAGTACCTGTTGGGAACGTAATGTTAGCAACAGGACTAACACTGTTAGCAGTAACTGTCCAGCCACCAGATGTACGAGCGACCGCCACTCGCGCATACGATGTATATGCAATCTCACTAGTCGTTTGATCGCCTGCCTCTCCAGGATCTGCTGTGTGTAAACTCACATACAAGTCAGTCAGAGGCGATGTTGCTGCGTTATCCGCAATATTGGCAATTGCAGTTGCGTTGAACACCAACTTAAGAAAATCATTTTCAAACGTATTACCTTTAGACATAACTCAACTCCTATTAATTAAGTGATAGAAATACTACCATATGCGACTTGAACAATCCTGCCAGTCGTCAGCGTAACTTCCAGATCGTAATAACCGATATTCCAAGTCAACGCTGCCGTTTGAAGCGTAGCAGTAATTGCTTTCGTAGTATCGTCTAATAGCAAACCAGAAGAAGGGGAACTGGTCAGTGTTGCTAAAACAGTGCCAGTCTCAGGAGCATCTCGGATATATAACGACGCTACAGCTCCTGCCAAACTAACCGGATTCTGATAAACAAGAAATCCTCCCGAAGTGTATGCATCGAAGTCGGCGGAATTGACTTCATCAAACTGCACATTATTTGCATCAATTACAGATACTCTTTTCCACTCAGCCGCCCCTGGAGGATACCCTTCCGCATTGGCTTGAAGCATACCTCGCGCAGACACGACTGCAGCTCTCCAGTTATTTACCATTCCATGTCCAGTAGCAGTAACAACCATTGGAGCTGCTTGTGAAATTGCACTTATTGCTTTACTTGTAAGCGTCCCATCACTCCAGAAAAACCGTTTCTGGAACGTCTCTCCTTTCTTGACGCAGAAATCAACCGTCTCAGCGCACCCGCAACTCATCGCTCAACCTCTCTCTTAAATTAGTCGTCGTATTACCTTGAAGCATCTGGAGCAGTCTGCCCATATCCCTTGAATCCGTCATAACTCCAGTGCCAGATAAAACCGCTGTTTCTGTACGTTTGAGTCGTTGTTTTAGGATTCTATCAGGATCGAATGTACCTTTGTCGGGATTATTCAATTGAAATTCAGCCATTTCCGCACCAATCTTCTGAACAGTTTCCAAATCTCCCTTCTCAAGCGCATCGGCCATTTTTCTACTCAATTCTGATTTACGATTGTCTAGTATCTTGTCTATAGTCGTAAATGATCTGGTGTTCCGCTGCAGCTCCGTTTTGACATTCGGAGTTATGTTCAGCGCCTGTAAGAATACATCCCATCCATTCGGTTTGATCGGTAAAGAAGAACCCTTTAATGTCGTAAATCCATTAATTGCCAAATCAGGTGCCTTGACGAATCCTTGGAACGCAGAAGGCATCATCATTACCATGCCTTTAAACAGATCTCCGTCAATAACCTTCTCAGCACCTTGCACTATATTTGCAGCGGCTCCAATCGACGGCCCTAGCATAGCTAATGCTCCTGACTCTAACTTATCTGATAAATCTCTACGATCAGATAAGAACTGAGAGAACGGAACTATATCGGCCAGAGATAGCCGTGTACTGAACGTACCGCCAGTTGCTTTATCTATAGCCCCATGCGCCAGTATATTCGCGGCGTCATTGCCGATCATACCTGATAACATACTTATGAAATCAGCCCTAAAATCTTTCGGGTCATCGTCGCTACCAGCAAGACCGCCATACGCCCACCCTAACAAACTAACACCAGGCAATCCCATCGCACCTGCCATTAGTATTACAGTGGCGGTAAGACCTGCCAGAGCCTTTCTTGCCTCGGCTTTTTCTACACTAGAGTTAGAAAATGATTGAGTAACTAGACTGCTCAACAGTTGCAGCATTTGCATATTGAATTGCATGAACCCAGTAAACAACGGAGTAAGCTCTCCAAACATACCTTTCTTAGAGAATGCAATTGATCTGTTCTCTGGATCGTAATTGAACTGCGTATTTACAATAGACTGCATCCCGTAGGTAATAGCTCTATTGGTTATTTCATCCTGAGTGAGTCCGCTATTTTTTAACTTTTCTGCTTCAAGATTAAACGCGGTAAGACCTACCGATATTCTGTTCAGAGCCTCAGAAAAGTGAGACGCAGCCCCAAACGTCTTGGCCACCGTATTCCACCCTTCTGCCTCACCTCGCTCGATTCTTCCTAGCCCGTGCGCTTGCGTAAATTCTAAGTTACCGGAATCGATAAATGCGTGCATCGCTTTACGCTCACCAGGATTCAAATCTGCGCGATCAATCGCGATATGAGCATCAAGTATACCCTTCCAACTTTTAGCGTCATCCCAGCCCTTATTAATTGATTCCTTAAGGATAGATGCTGCTTTCTTGCTGGACTTAAACATTTCGCTAAGCGTTTTAGTGAACCCGTGTCTACCTCCAATAACAGGGAGACCCACCTGCATTGGTTGTAATAAGTTGGTTAAGATGTAAGGCACGCTGCTTGCTAAGAACATTGAATACCCTAACGAAGATAGTCTGTCCAACGCCGGAGTATCCAAAGGCTGCATAGAGTTATCCAACCTACGCTTGAGATGGTTAAACACGTCATTAGCAAGCGCGATCCTGCGAACGTCCTGAGTCGTGTCTACCTTAAGCTTGTTAAGCTCAAACCTCATGTCCTTTATTGCTTCCATTATTTCAGGACGCACTGTATTGTGAGCCACAAGATAAGCTGTAGCAGACGCTTTCTTTACAAAGCTCCTGCGCATATCAGCATCATACCCAGGAACTCCCTTACGTCTGGCCAACTGCTTGCCACCTGATACTTCGGGCATCATCTCCACGAATATCCTGCGGATCAGCTCTTTAGTATCCCTCTTCTGATCCTCTGCAATCCTGGTATCGGCATCCACCCTGGTAAGCATGCTCTGAATAAAAGATGGAGAGTCGCTATCTAACGCGTTAAGATTTTCCTCTACCTTACCTACCTCAAGACCATCAATAGCGCCAGAATCCTGCAATTTACGAAGTAGTGATGTTTGAGTAGTCCACTGTGACTCTTGCTCAAACCTATTCATTATTGAGCTTCCTGCCTGATACTCGAATGCATTAAATTGATTCGACGCATCCATTGCAGCTTGTACTGCTATAGGATCGTTTACCTTGTACCGCACAAAGAAATCTCCGTACCGACCCAGATGGAAATACGGACCTCTCAGTTTAGCAGCCCTAAATTCCCGCATAGATGTAAGCGCATTGGCTGCGTCAGAGCCTTCGTTCTGGCTCATCCAGTCTTCTGCTGCGGCTATATCATCATAAAAGCTCTTGCGATCCACAGCATCCTCGCTCATTGCTTTAAGTGGATCCAATCTACTCCAAATCTCCTGCGGAGCCTCAAACGTAAACGCTAGCGTACGCAACAACGACGCATACGACATATCGAAATCACGTCTGGTATGCTCTTGCAGCTTGTCGTAAACCTCGGCTACACCTTTCTTATCGTACAAAGACTTGAGATTGTTATAGGCTTGCTTGTCTTTTGCCGTCAGCCAAGGCTGCTCTTCGAAAGGTCTATTTGGATAAATTCCCAACCTAGTTGATTCACCCATCAGTTGGTAAAGCGCTTTCTGTGACTGAGGATTGTCAGACAGCGTATCTATACTCTTAACATTAAGAGACACGTCTTTATTCATCTTAGATACCATCGCACTTGTTCTGCCAAGCGCAGACTGCCAGTTAGCCATCAACCTCTGAAGGTTGCCTCCAAGTATTCTGCCATAGAATTCGGATATATGACTTCCTGTAGAGAAGTACATATTAGCCTTATGCATGAATCCGGTTACTGATGGAATACGAGATTCCACAAACTCTTTAGCGTCACTGAGCAACCCATCAACCCTGTCCATTGCCTGAGCAGGTCCGTCATTGAATCTAAGACTGGTACGAATATCCTCTACCTTTCTAGGTACTCTATCTCCAACAACTTCCACATCTGCCTCAAGACCTACAGATTGTGCTCCTGCTACCAGCTCTTCTACCTGACGATCGGTAAGTTTGACAGGACGATCAAATACTCTCGCAATCCAATTGTTTATGTAGCTAACAACCTTATCCCACAACTTAAGATTGCGGACTCTGCCTTCCCTAGCCATGTCAGCTAACACTTCTTCTGTAGCTTCAGCCTTAGACAGTCCTCCAGATTTCATACGAGCGTCCACATCCTGCTTAACCTTAGCATTCGCAGAATAGACCTGATCCATCGCATTTGATAACTTGTTACCGAATACCTTCCTCAGACCTCTATGCACAGCTTCGTGCAGTGCCACAAACGTAGCTTCTTGTATATTGGATATATTGCTCGCGATCACATAGATGGAGTCTGTCGCAGCACTCGTGCCTGGTATGTACACACCTCTAGCAGTGCCCTCTAATCCCTTACTTTCAAGATACTTCCTAGCTCTTGGTGGTAGCGATTTAATGCTACTTACTACATTAATCTTTATGCTTCCAGCAGGTAACTTTCCAGCTAATTGCTTGCGGATACTTTCAGCAGACACAGTTTTGCCCTTTGTTCTAATATCGCTACTAGGCGATGCTTTAACGTCAGGAATGTCTGTAATCTTAGTATTTACTGCTTGTTTTGCGCTATTAGAGAAGTATGCATCAAGTACGGAATCTACCTCATCCAGGAACTCCTTATCGACCTTGTTAAACTCTCTGTCTATTTCTGACAAAAATACGTCAGCATCAACAGCGTCATTAACAACCACACCTCTACGAATAGAATCTTCTGCAGCTTCAATATTCCGTCTGCGCTGTTCTTCCTCAGATAGCTTTTTGACTGCAGCAGCTTTCTCTCTGACCGGAGCAGCATCTCTAATAGCGCTTAATGTCTTACTATTTGACCAGCCTTTAGCAGCCCCTATCCTAAGATACTTCTCTACAATCTCTGGATGACGCTCAGAAAGCTGCATGAATTCCTTGGTTTCTTCATCTGTAAGAGCATCCTCAGCGGTTTCTGTTGCAGCAACTTCTCTCACAACGTCATCAATTGATGCTGCTTCCAATATTCTTTCTTCTACTGTTTTAGGACGATCTAACTTACTAGCACGAGTAAATTCAGACTTACCTTCTTGGATTACTGGAGGCTCTGCAGTACTGACTCCTGCGACTTCAGGTCTAGACTCTGGCAGACTGGAGCTACTAATTGCCAAACCAGGTAACTTATCCTGAGCTACTTGTTCCTGAACCACAGTCTGCACTGGTATAGGAATATCCTTTGCCCTATCAAAGCCTCTAACAACGCTGTTAAACTCAGGCAGCTTAAACCCGGATGGTTGCTGAGCTACTTCACTCGCAGGCTCTTGTAACTCTGCAGGAGCTGCAACTTCCTCAACTGCTTGCGCACTCGTAACTTCTTGATCAACTGCAGGTTCCGCAGCAACTTCAGTCGTACTGGCACTGGGTGTCTCCTCATTAATTTTAGCGACTCCTGGAGTCAGGTCATCTGCTTCCAACTCGTTACGCTGAATTACTTCTGGTGCCACTTGAGCTTGTTCGGTCGCAGGTGCCTGCTGCGTTTGCAGCTCATCCAATCGACGTCTGTATTCTGTAAGCGTATCTTGTATTGCTCCTGATTTAGAACGAGCGTACTTCTCTTGAATAGCTTCTAATATCGTTATCTTATCTTGAACGCTATCCACCCCAGAGAATGCTCTGATGATGTCTTTTCTAAGATTCTTAGGTACTGTAGCCCCTATAGTAGCCCCTATAGACTCTAATTCTCTTGCCGTATTAAACCGATCTGTTTCTGGGCTTTTAACCCCTGCAGCAGCATCTCTGGCAATCTGGATGTTATCCCTAAGCCTTTCTGAATTAACGCCTTTGTATTGAATGTTTAAATTCTTGGCTTCTTCTACGAGATCGACTCGGCCCATCTCGTTTAACGGTCTAACTGCCTGGTTACCATTAAGCGCATCTACCGTAGCCTGATTCTTAGCTGCCTGTATTGTATTCTCGATAGCAACTTCTTTCTCAGCAGCTACCTCAATCTCACTCCTTAACCTATCCTCTTGAGCACCAGGAGATGCTGGCACATCGGCAGGTTTCGCAGCTTCTGTCTGAAGTTTCTTCTCTATATCTTGCACAGTACTTACAGACTCCTCTGCCTTCTGTAACTTATCGGCAGACATCTTGTTAAGTCTTCCTTGAACCGCTCCAATGGATGCACCTAAAGAAGACCCTATTAACGCTCCCTCAGCAGAAGATAGCGCAGCATTCTTCAATAAATTATCGAGCTTGGCCGCTGAAGAATCTGTGAATTTCGATGTAGTTACATCACCTGCAATAGACTCAAAGAACGATTGAGCTGCTTCTTGAACAGCCTCACGTCTTGCACCTTTAGCAGCCCCGCTAATAATACCTACAGCCTTCTCTGCTCCATCCCCAAACACCCCACCTGCCGCACCTTTTGATAACCTTCCAGCAAGAACTGAACCAGCTATCGTAGCCATTGCAGAACTCACACCACCTGTCGGCAATGCCTGTGCCTTGGTAGATGCTCGAGCAATTGCATCTCTAACCGCTTCTGGTTTATCGGCGTGTTGTGCGTACGCTGCTTGATACGTCTTTGATGTCTCTAATAATTTCTGGCTAGACGCCGCGTCAATCTCCGATGCCTGACGACTCGCACCAGAAGGAGCAGTGACTAAAGCCTCTCCAGCGCCAAATGCAACACCCCTCGATACTGCTGGAAGTGCTGATCGTATCAGCCCTCCGGCCACACCACCTGCTAATGTGCCTGGAGCAAACTGAGCCGACTTGCCCAACACAAACTTACCTACACCTACATCGCCCTTAAACACATCTTCGATACCGGAGCTGAATACCCTCTTGCCTTCCTTAGAGAGCGTAGGCACTATATCTTGCTGAATTATGTTTTCCTGTTTCTGACGAAATGCTTGACCTGCCTGCATTGTCTGAGGCCTGCCAGTCGCGGCTCCTATACCCTCTGGAATGGCTCCTAAACTGCCAACAAACTGACGAGCACCTATGTTAGCAAACTTGGGGAGATCGCTTACAAAGCTGCTACCGCCTCCAGATTTTAACGAATCCAGGTACTTCCTGTTAGCATCATTCAGAGCCACTTATCACTCTCCTAAAAAACTCTCTATCATTTTAATCTGCATTGCTCGTTTTAAAGCCAGTGACTTATCATCCTCACTTGCCTCAGAATCAGATAATATCTCAGAGATGCTCTTACGCTCTTCATCAAATGGACTCTTAGCTTTTTTAGATTTACCTGATAGCGCTGATTTTAACCTTCCTAGATTTTCTGCCTGATTGATTGCTTCCTCTGCCTGTGCTGGATCTCCACTAAGAACTTGGTTTGCCAACACACCTTGTAACTGGTTTAGTGTCATCGGCTTATTGTTAGCTGCAGCAAATCTTCCAGCTAAATTCATTGCCGCCACATCTCTCTGAGCGTCCGTTTTAAGCTCTGACGACGCAACTCCAGGCTGACCAAAAGCTCTACCAGACCTTTCTCTGCCAATCTCTGCTCCAGGCTCTAAGGATACCTCAACACCATTTCCAAGAAATGCAGATCTTTGTAATCCTCTTATAACTTCAACTGCTCCTGGTCTACTCAGTAAATTTGCATTCTCTGCGATCCTTCTATTCGCGATCCCCAGAAGTGAATTGCCGCCAACCTGAGCAGGCCCAGAGGCAAATCCAGACGACCTACTCCCAGATGCCGGAACAGTACTCCTAAGAGCCGCTAACTGACTCTGAATAGAATCATCGCTTTCCTGTACAGTCTGCGGAACTTGTTTCTCTTGTGCCACTTGAGCATCAGGCAGTTGATCTGGAGTCTCTGCAAGTAATTGATTCGCTCCTGCTTTACCCGCAAAGCTACCTAAAATAGCTCCACCTAACATCAGTGGAATCTTGAGCTGTGGTGGCAATGGCAGTCTGGAAACAGTTGTTATTCCCTTAGCTACTTTCGGCAGCAACGATGCTCCTACGATACCTCCACCGATCTCTCCTGTGGCAGTAACCCCTGCATCTATCTTCTGCGTCCTAGTAGCGTTCTTGTCTGCAATGGTCTGAGCCGCCGGAATAGCCGGAGCCAGTATAGCCGCAGGCACTACCGCTCTCCCAGAAAGAGATGCTACCTTCTTCGCCCCGCTAGGAATCGCCCCTGATATTTTCTGAGTTAGTGATTTCTTATCTCCGAGCATGGTCTCGAATGCGGGTTTACTCCCTAAGAATTTATCAAACGAAGCGGGATTAAGAACTCTTTCTGGTTTAGGGCCTACAAATCCTTTAGGTTTGTTTGCGTCCGGCAACTGAATTATCTTAGCCTGCTCGTTGATTATATTCCTGGGGATTCTTCTAGCCACTTCAGGAGCAGCCGTCTTAGGCTCGTTTATAGTGATATTCATAAGCCTCTTTTCAGGAGATGCCAATAACTTCTGATTCTTAAGCAAATCTTCTATAGTAGTAGCCATTATTACCTCGAATTGTAGTTGTAGTTAACGTTAAGATTGTCACTAGCAATGCTTTGAGTAACCGTAGATACGCTAGTACTGGTACTTGTAGAATTACTTTGCTGAACTCCAAACTGATCACTAGAACTAAGGCTCGCACTAACGTTCCTAGCTGACAGCGCCGCTGCCGCTAACTGACCTGACAATTGCCCAGCAGCTCTAAGTGATTGCTGAGCCGTTTCATGTGCTGCTATGGCCATCCTGATATTCTGATCAATCGCTTTCAGCGATAACTCAGCCTGAGCTACGGATGCGTCTGTAACAGACTTAAGTATTTCTGTCTGCGATCTGGCTATATCGCTTTTTGCACTCTCCGTAGCAGCATAAGCATCAACCCTTGTTTTATATACATCTGCCAGTGCGTTTATCCTTGAGCTTTCCGCTTGAATCGCGGCCAAATACCCTTGAGTCTTTTGCTTGTACACCTCTAACGGAAACTCTTGATTCTGCTTGAACTCTAGCTCACTCGACCCTAACGTAGCCTTAACCAACGAATCAAAAGCTTCTGCACGACTCTTGAATGCTTGAGTCTTAGCAACATACATGTCCACCTTAGTAGATTCAGCTCTTACTCTAGTAGCGTATCCTTCAAACTCTGCAGTCTTCGCCTTAACTAAGGACTCGTACCCAGCGATCTGAGATCTAAATAACTCAACTTTAACGCCATCAGCTTCAATAACCGCCTTAGCAGCATCCACTTGAGACCGGTAAATATCTGCCACAACCTTTATAGCATCTAACTGCGCTACGTAAGTTCTTACCTGACTCTCATTAAGCTGAGCGACCAGTTTCTGCCCTTCTAACTCACTCTTATAAATCTCTAACCTAGCAAGTTCTGCCTGAAGCTGTGTTCTAAACACCTCTGCTTTAGCCTGAAACGCCTGCACATCAGCTTGGAATAGCGACACTTTTGCATTAAATAAATCAATGTAAGATTGGAATGTAAACTTTGCCGCATCCAGCGATCTAGCCTGAGCAAGATTAAATGAGTCAATTAACTTACCTTCAAGCTGAATTGCTGCTGTTAACGTGAATCTGAAGTTCTCAACCTGCATCTCTGATTGGCGGATCATGATATCCCTAGAGATACTTGATTCCTTCATCATCTGCTCTTGCAATGCAGTTTGAACAATACGCACTAACGTACCTGACGGCAGTTGAAATCCTCTAGCTGCAAATGACGCTGCTGCATCTTCAATCACTCCTTGAGTAATCCTAGTTTCTCTATCTCTAGCCCTATTCCATATAGCCTCTTCAGCTTCTGGAGAAAGCGCCTGAGACTGTCCTGCTATTACGTCTAGAAGCTTTGCTCTTGAGCTATCTAAAAGGGTCGATGCATATGTAACATCATTCCACGCAAATTCTACCGATGGAGCTAGAGGCAGATCACCAACCGATTCCGAAAAGAACGGTATGTCGATCGACGGAACCGCAGGCAAATTAAGCCCCTGCAGTGTAGGTACTTGTGGCAACGTGTACGCCGGAGAATCTGGAAGCACTAAATTGCTTAAAGCAGGTTCTGCTGGCAGTGATGCGTTCAGCGATGCTGGTACTGGTACATTGGCTATAATTGGAGCTACTTCATTGAACTCAGGCACGCTGGGCAATGAAATACTGCTAACCCTTCCCAATGATGGGACCTCTGGAGCTGACGGAAATGACGCCTCTATGTCTGCAGGTTCCGTGGGAGGATCTCCTACAACCGGAAGACTAGCTTCTGGAATAGGTATGATTGGAGCAGTAATCGTAGGAATTTCCACATGAAAGCTACCTAACTGCTCAATAACTTGAAGCGCCCTATCCTGAGCCTCTTCCGCAAACGCTCCTGCATCATCTAATGCTTCTGCAACAACAGCGCTTTTCTTATCGCCAGCATCTAAGAAATCATTGTATAGCGTTGAACCAGCCCCGAATGTACCTGTACCCATAAGAACTCCTAAATTTTATTTCCCAGCAGCCCAAAATTTTTCCAGCACTTCGTAGTAACCAAATGTCTCAGGTCCGGTGAAAACAGTTATCCCAGATTCAAGAAAAGGATACGAACTATCCGAACTCGTAATATCCAAGATGTCACCTGATAAAGAAGAATCTACCACAACTGTAATCGACGTTGTTCTGTAATAAAAAGGTGGGCCTTCCGCTTTAGTTTGTGTTGTAGTTACAAAACTTAAATAAAAAAAATCTGTAAGCACGCTATCATAGTTAGGATCAAACTCATCAGATACATCCAATGACCCATAGGCACACGCCACTCCTGCACTTCCAATCTTTACTGCACCAGACCCAGGCAATCGCTTTACTGTTGCTGCTATTGTTCTTCCAGTTTTAGGTGAGTAGAAAGATACCCTAACCCCCTCAGCCACACCGTCAATATCCACTAGAAAGCTACTCTCATTTGACGATCCCAGGTTCATAAACGTAGTAACGCCAATAGAATTCCCACAGGGTTCTGGAAAAGCCGCTGCGCATTCTGCTGTACACAACCTATTCGCGTTTATAGAAACACTTTGACTTACCACATCCAAAGGCAATGCCGCCCACTGCCTTTTTATCGTAGTACCTATAGGATCCGTGCACCTATCGTTAAGAGGAGGCATACCTGTAAACGGACCTGTAAACTCATAGAATCTTCTAGGATCGCTATAATCAACGGTAGCATCTACCTCAAAAAACCCCTCTACTAAGAAAGGCTTGCCATCATTATTCTCAGGTTCTACCACACTTAAATAACTTTTATTTTTGGCCTTAATTATCTCATGATCCAGAAACCCAGTTAACCCTCCTTCCCACCAATTACTACCGTGCGGGTTAGGCCCGTATGCATACACATTATTTGTATTACCTGAAGCGCCTACTTCATTCTCCCAATACCAATCCTCCTTACCTCCTCCATCCTCTGATTCCCAGAAGAATCCTTTAGGCATTATCAGTCTTGTAGCTGCAGACACTTCTCCTATCGTAAACACTCTACTCACGTATAAGTGCCCCAACACCATAACAACCTCAAACTCTACAGGAGTCACTACCAGACAATCCGCACCTACAGCACACACCTTAACATCGTACAGTCCTTGAGGAGGTGTTCCAGAACTGGTTATAATAACATCCCAGAATGTATCTCCTTCAGTAACTCCTTCTCTAACAACCCAGTTATTAGTCTTCAATATGCCTATAGGGAATTGTTTAGGATCCTCATAGTGAGGCCTAGTTACATATCCTCCCAGAAAAAACTGCTCGGCATCTTCAAGATCTATACCCAACAGTGAATTTCTGTTAGATACCACTAATCTCTCATCTGAATCATCATTCTTCCTGTCAGGAACCCACAAGCACAAATGAGGCACTACATGTCTCTTCCCATAGTGCTCTTCTGATTCTACCGTCATGTACCCAGACTTAGGCCTTACTGGGAGACCTCCAGAAACCCTTCTAACGGCTACAAAAAAGTCTTTACTCAGCGTAGGATTAAATTCCGGCTCTTCATCTTTCTGCTCTTTCCTCGATACCCTTTTTACAGTAGCTATAACAGCTACATCAACACCGTCATTGGTATATACCGTTATTCTTGTGCCATCACTAAGATCTACGCCATGCCTAAAGAAACCACCTGGCTGACCAGCAGCTACTCGATCATACACGCCATAATACTGCTTAGTTGCAGCTAATAACTTCCTTGCGTGATAGATGTACCCCTTAGCCGCTTCAGAATCATTAAGAAACGTGAAGTTTATTGGACCTGTCTCTACAGGAATGTTAAGTGAGAGGAAATCATCAATCACCTAATCCTCCGTGGGAGCATGTCGATTTCTAAAGTCATTTGATCTACTTTAAATCTACCTTCCAAACTCCACTGCCAATTACGCGAGTAAACCCCTCTACCTGTTAAATACTTAAGAACCCTCACTGTTTCATTAGCTTGGCTTACTCTATACTTTCTTTCTTCTCCATCCTCTGTGATCAAAGAAAGTATCAGACCACTACTCATCGTCCCGTGAATGTATGCATTGGAAATTCTTTTGTACTGAGTACTACTCACATCCGTTATGCCACTTTTCATTCTGGAGACTATGGCGTCACCATTGTCAGTATCCCCTACAAACGCAAATATTCCGTCCTCTGACGCCATAAGCGTCATATTGTTGAAGTTACACAGACTGTTATATCCAAAGTTAGTGTATGTACTAGCAGCATTTATTCTTGTGTTCAGAGATAGAGAGCTAAATACAGGCACTACAGAAGCTACTTCCCCAAAACCATCTACCGCCAATGGGTAAATAGATACTCCTGCAGAACCAACAATCTTAGCGACACCTGCCCCATCTACATCAATAGCAGGTATCTGTATCGAAGCAGCTCCAACCCTACCAATTATTCCGTTAGCATTTACATGCAGTGATTTAAGGCTTATTGCCCCTATCCCTTCAGATTCTGCTATACCTTGCCCAGTAGCAAAAACTGAATAAAGCCTTACAACTCCTCGTCCTATTATCTGAGTAAGTCCTGACCCAACAACGCTGACAGGCTGAGAATCTATTACAGCATCACCTACCTGACCTACCTGGCCATTTGATTCTACAGTGATAGAAGCTAATTCTAATAAATTCTCATGCGAATTAGCCCATACCGTGAGATTATTAAGAGCTACATTACCTCTACCTACTCTACCAGTAATTCCTTGACCTAAAACATATACTGCTGGTGTAGCCGTGTCATCATCTAATGACATCCCTACAGACCCAGAAACACCTTGAGCCGATACCTCAATAGACCCTAATACAACAGATACACCTTGACCACCACCATCGCACGATATTGGGCCTAACGAAATAGATCCATCCCCAACTTGACCTGTAGATCCTAGTCCAGATACAGTTAACGCGAAGAAAAATCCATCATCTGGATTAGTCTCCGCTACCAGTTCTGTAAGCCCTCCTCCAAGAACCGTAATCCCTGAAAAAAGCTCAAATGATGCGTCACCTGCCATAATTAACTAGCTGGAACTGTTATATCAAATGTAGTTATTGTCTGTGTTCCACTAAGAGTGAACGTAGTGCTACTAAAGTTTAGCTGCTGACCACTTGTACTTATGGCACCATCTAAGCGAATCTGAACTCCAGAACTATCTAAAGCCCCAGAATCCGCTATCGGTCCGACAAATCTAAACCAACCTGCAGTACCGTTAGCAACCGCTGTACCTGACCACACCTGAGATGCTAATTTAGACAAGACACCCGCAGCACTCTGCCCAAACTTAAGTCCGTTAACAGAGCTTACACCACCAGACATGTTTGTATCCGTCTTCGTAATTGTTGTAGTCGTAGAAGCAACTACAAGACCGTTAGCCTCACTGCCTGTACCTCTACGAGCTGTAATCGTAATGACAGCTCCTACAGATGATGCGGTGTAATCTGGATTAGACTGACTCGCATTAATAGCAGTAACCACATCAGCCGCTGTTTGCGTCAACGATGTATTAAACGGAACTGATGCGTCCAATAAAGCAATCCCGTCAACCGTTAGACTATTAACAGAACCAGATGCTCCACCTGTAAGCTCAACAGAACCTGTAGCTGCTACTTCATTGGTGTGTGCGCCTGAATTATCTGTAAACGTGCACAATAACGTTCCTGTAGGAGCTGCGTCCGCCGTTGTTGGCTGAGATCCTGAATATACCAGTATCTTCCCCCCATGGAGCGCATCCTTCAGGCTGCCCGATTCTGATAGAAAATTTCTTAATCCTGTACTTATTCTTGCTGTCATAATTGCTCCTTAGTTGGTTTGTTGCACTACTAAATATTGATGCTTTACTTCAGTATCGACAAAAGTAGCGGCTGCCCGACTACCTCCAGAAAATCTATACCTATCGTACGTAAAATTAAACAATTCTCCATTAGGCAGTCCGGCCATAATGCTGTCATTCGTTGTAAAAATGACAATGTTTAAACCAGATAAGTCCTTGCGACCTGTTACTTTCATACCATCAGCGTACACTGCCGATCCTGGGATAACTGGAGACTCTCTAACAAGAGTAGACTCAAAATCCTTGTAATCCTTACCTCTAAGAAACGTAACCCCTTTCTCAGTACCAACAAATATACCGTCTTCTACCGCCCTAAGCATAGTTATGCTTGAACCGTCTACAGATATAAAGTCCAACATATCAACATGCTCATACCCAAAAGGAATGGTAGCAAATATGCTAGACCCAACAGACATATAAATACGACCGTTAAAGTACGTTATATCACTACAGGGAATTGGTTTTTCTAGGTATCTGAATCTTAGCGGAGTACTCTTAAGAAGACTTGAAGTTACATCAAACGCACCTGTTAGCGCAGGAACACTCCCTACCTTGAATAGCTGTTCTCCGTTAGCATCTGATATGTAAAGATTTACACTGACCACATTTGCAGGGACTGCAGATGCACTCCAAAACACTCTAAACCCATCTCCACCCGCAGAATCCATAAGAACCGGCATAACTGAGCCACTTTCTAGCCCATCATCTCGCTCATATGTAATGGCTATTTGATACCTTCCAGCAAACAAACTACCAGATATACTACTTACCGACCTTATTACCGGAGCGTCCAACCCCCAGCTTCTATTGACGCCATTTTGCACTATGCCTGAGTTTCTAATACCGTCAGACCAATAAATCTTATTATCCAACGATAGATAGCAGATATCATTTCTGGCGACATCAGCTAACTCAGTAAGCACGAATGCACTGGAGAGATTCTTTAACTTCCTGTTCTGAACGACAAGAGCCGTAATGCCGTCAGACCACAAAGAATGAAACTCTCCAGATACCTTCAATTCAGCTCCGTCTCTACTTACCGCATAACCAGTATCGTCGAAGTCCACATTAGTGGCTTCTACCAGATCTGCAGGTTGTATCTCTCGCTGAAATCCTGGACTATCGAATTCTAGACCGTCATTTAGCCGCTCTGGGTAAACAGTATTCCGCAATCCAGCGAATCTGTTAATGGAAAATTCCATCACCTACTCCAAGAAAACCCAGCCCCGCCATACCCTATCCTCATAGCAGTGCTTGTTTGTCGTCTCATCCTTCTTTTAGCTTCAAGTACAGCATTCTCGAAGTCAACTCTATGCCTTTCCGCAGGTATGGCAGCACCCTTATCAGCGTCTAGACCCTGCAAAGCTCTGTAAGCAGCCCACGAGAGTACATCCAATTGAAACTCTAATGGAAATTCGCAGTGACTGAAATCCATCTTCTCTTCACTGTAAGATCTAATAGGGGTTCTATTCACTCTAAGATAGATTCTCTTACCTGCCTCCGCACTCGTAGGCACTGGATAAACTGAAAATACTACCGATGCATCGCCGTCCTTACCTACGGAACCCTCATCTAGGTAATACGCTCTAGGCCTGCCTGTTTCTGTAGTTGTGCTGGACAATCTAAGAATATCGAAGGTGTTTTCATCGTCGTAATCCAACAATTCATGATGCCCTGATCGCTGCAAATCATATCGATCCGTGTCATACCTCGCGGACATAACCTCAAATACAGCACAATTAAGCTCATAATCTTTAACTCCAGCTACCAAAACTACTTGAGTCATCACTGGATTCAAGCTCTCTCTGAGAACGTGTGTTTCCTTGGCAAATTTAAACTCTGCTTCTTTTATATACCTTAAAAGATCAGTCGTAGAGTACAGGAAATCCTGCTTATACCCAGGAATCAAATTACTTGTATCCCTCAGCAACCTTCCTCGCAACTCTTGCAACTGCTCTTTTAGGTTCATTATTAAGCCTCTCCAAGCATCCTATAAGGAAACCGCAATTTATCCTTGTACCCGATTACTGTATTCGACCCATCAGTGATAGGCACTGATTTAACTGCGTCATTCAAGACATTCAACAGTACTGCAGGGACTGAAGCCTCTAACCCTGGTTTAAGTATGTAACCTGTACCATTAATCCCTATGAACTGACCTGTAGGAGGAATCTCATCGTTTTCTTCAAGAATGATTCTCACTCTTTTTTCTGTAGATTTTGACGCCTTTTTAGCCACCTGAACTGGCTCGTCAATTAATTTATCCTTCTCTATCAGAGATGCAATTGAATCATCGTCTGAATCTTCATCCCACCCTGAACTGTTACTCGGTTTCTTCGTCGCCATCATCCTCTTCCTTTGAAAATTCTTCAAAAGCCTTGTCGAAAACGTCGTTCTCGCTGGCTTCCATTTTATAATTTGACAGAGCTTTTTCAATAAACTCAGTCATCTGCTCTTTGTCAGTTTCTTTAAAGACGTATCTCTCGTACGGATCATTGTAAGACCCATTTCCCTTACTGTTTTTCTCTTCAGTTTTTTGACTGAATACCTCGACAACAAAGCCATTCCTTTCAACTTCAATACTTAAGATACGTCTCATGTTATTAACCTTCTGCTAACCAAACAAATGTTTTACTAGCTGCCATTGTTACCGCAGTTAGCGTAAACGAATTACCACTAACCGCAACACCATTGGTCGTCTCTAACGTTCTCGTACCTGCTGCAATAGTATGAATAGAACTAGCTGCTGCCATACCTTCGAACCATTCATCAGAAATACGATCAGTCACATTATGGAATGCAACGTGTTTAGGCTCAAACCCTACGTTAATCGTCAGTGCTGCGGCAGCGCCACCATCACTCACAACTAAACCCTGCGCTCTTTTAAGAACGCCATCAGCGTTCTTTTGAGTATTTGTCGTAAATGCCATTTCAAATTCTCCTATTCAATAGCTAAAATTAGGCTGTAGCGGCACATTCCAAACGGCACATCCAAGCGTCGTTAAGAATTTGAGTCGCGTTGTATGTCTTCCAACCTACAGTTCCACGTTGACCTAACGGATCTCCAGGGCTAGGACGAGCATTAACAACCATCGGTTGCAATGAATTTTTACCTTTAAGAGATACAATACCGAACGCATCACGAGCCAAGAAAATAACTGGGTATACGTCTGCATTTGTGCCACTGGTTGATCTCATCAATCCTTTTGCGCCACCTGCATCAGCAAACGGTTCGAAGATTGTGGAAGTCAAATAGCGCACCTGATCAACGTTACCAATTTCACTTTCGTACGGTGTAACAGTTCCATACTGTTTAGGATTAATATAACCACTAAGACTACGAATATCTGTTTCCAAGTCTGGATGGCATAACGCAAAGTAAGAAGCCTCCATTGGTTGAGTATTGTAATTAGGGGTAGACATTACTTGGTTAGCGATCTTACGAGCATTCTGACGTGCAAACGCTGTGGTAACTTGACGTTGTTTTGCCAAAGTAATCGCAGTATTTACAGCCGCTCTATTCGCTCCGTTGTTGTAAACAACGTTTGTACCTGCTTTAACTACGTTGAAACGAACCGTTTCGATCGTAATTGCTGCGGACTCGCCCAATACTTCAGTTGCTTGCGCTAAAACTGGATCTTCATGGGTGTCTTCAACTACATCGGTAATGGTTACATAGTCACCATACTGATCTAACGTAGCTGTGTAGTCTTGGTTTGCCAATTTTTTACCTGTTGGCGTAACACCTTCTACTAAAGGAGTGGTCGCCAATGGCACAAAGAAATTGCTTGCTGGATTACCATCACCCGCAGATCCGGTAGCTCCTGACAAGAAATAACGTCTCCATTTTGCTACCTTGGTAGACTTACTAGGCATAACAAACGCTTGACCAAACTTCTCAAGCAATAAAAATGGCATCCCGCGTTTCAGCAGTTCAGTAACCGCCCAAGCTGCTGTACGTGGGCTAATATCTCCGTAAATTGTTGCTGGCATATTTCGCTCCTATTAAAAATTATTAACTTATCTCTAATCGTACAGCCAGCTTGTATTGGCGTCGTACTAGGTTTACATACTTCACTGCGTGATTTTACACATAAAAACACTTTTAAAACAATTAATTTGACGCATTTACTACGCTTATTTCATATGTCTGACTTGAGAAAACTCGTCAAATGCACTATCAAAATCATTAGGATCAGCCCCTGTAGTAGCTGCCGTCTGTTTAGACTTGACTGCTTTTAAAACGTTTGCTGCTTTCTTAATATTAGGATCTGTAACCTTCTCGACCGTGCGGACTGTTGGTTTTGTCTCAGCAATCTTCGTCGTACCTTTACTGCCATATCCAGTCTCCTTCTTGAAGTGATTTAAAAACTCCGCCACTTCTTTTACAGAACCATTCTGGATAACTTCGTTGTATGCACCTTTTAAAAACGCTGGCTGGGTCTGCGCCCACTCAATCGCCTTATCTCTTACTACATCATAATCTTCTACTTCAGACTTCAAATCCCTGTACTGATCTTTAGGGCTTCTTTCATTTATGTACTCAATCATCGGCTGTATTACTTCTTGCACCTGATCAAACACATATTTAACTACCTTACTATACTCATCTCGTCTGATGAGCGCTTCCGCCGCAGCTACCTCGGACCATTCCTCCTTGTACTTCTTGATAGCCTCTATTTCTTCTGCTGTGTAGGTAGGTTTTTCTTCTTGCTGCTCAACCTTTTCCTCTGCAACATTTGGGACTTGTTCTTTAAGTTTCCTAAGTTCTGCTAACTCCCTCTTAAGTGCTTCTAACTCTTCATTATTTGCACCAGATTCTTGAACCTGTTTCTTTCCTTCTTCCGTTCCATCTTCAACCTTAGTTTCTTGCTTCTCGTCACTTCCTTCCTCCTTCGTTTCCTGATCCGATCCTTCTTTGTTCTCTACCGATTCTGAAGTTCCTGGCTCACCCCCATCATCTTCTTGATTCTGTTCTGCCGAATCTCCCTCTTTAATCTCTTCGTCCGGCTCTTTTGGTACATCTCCATTACTAAATGCATCAAACGCGCTATCAAACGCACTATCGTCTCCTGTGTTAACTTCTTGATTATCCATATCATCAGCCATCTATTTTTCCTTTATATCTAATTTTAATTTCCAATGGAGCCTTTAACAGCTCCTTGTGCAATCTTTCCAACTGAGCCAACTCAACCGCTACTGAACTGAGCATGTCTCTGTCACCTGAACTAACCGTTGCCGACAGGTCCCGAAGGCATCGCTCCGCTTCCAAAGATATCTTCTGGTTGAACAGCTTTGCCACCCTGTACATCTCCGGCTCCTTGAGCAATTTGCACAAGTCCCCGTTTATCTCCGCCAGTTCCTGACTCAAACTCTTTTCCATTACCTTCTCCTTTGCCACTTAATTCTGCTGCATTTATGCCCTGCTCCATCGCATCTAATACCAACTCTGCAGATTGTGCTTCTGCCTGAGCCATATTCTTATTCGCCAAAGACACTGATTTAAACGCTTCAGACAACACTTTTCTCAGTTCAGCTCTCATCATTTCTTCCTGATGAATCTGCTGTTTCGCCAATGCATCTTGCTCTGCCTTGTCTATTTTTTCAGCTTCTATTGGGCTTACAACCACACTTTCAGCGTCCAGATCTCTCACTCTTACTCGAGCAGCGAGCAGATCTCTAAACTTAACGTATTTTTTCTCTTCATCCGACAGGCTGTTCACTAAATTATCAAGCTGTATGCCAAGCACTTCTTTCGCCATCAAACTCGTCGCCCCTCTTGCAACTGGGGTGAAATCTCCCTTTATAGATTTCATATCTTTGTTAAACAGTTTATTGAAAGTAACAATAGAACCGATCACAGACTCAGTGAACACGTCGAAATTTCGCACAACGTCTTTAAATGGTAGTGCCGCCATGCCCTGCAACATTGACGCTCCTGCTGCCGTTCTGAACGGTTCTGAAGGACCGTTCTGCATATCCCCACCAGTCGCTGCGTTGACAAACGTCTCTTCATCAGAAAAGTCCTTAAACATTTTCACCAGATTCTGCAGTTCAGGTAAGTACATCGGCAGCTCTACCGAACGTATTGCAGGTATGTGCGCAGTTGCCGGTCCATCCTCCCGATACCATATCTTATCCGTATAGATATTGGTCATGTCCTGATCTTGTATCAATAAGTCTCTATTTACTTCGAAATTGCGCATCACGGACGCATTATCCAACAACATCCTTGTACTTGCACAGACACCTAACTGACTATCTCTTACAATCGATGGTAGCCCTTCTCCCAGCATATTCGTATCATCTTCCTCAAATATGAAGTGATGGTACATCGGTACAGTCCTTCCTTCGTTCATGGAACTCCACGGATCCAGATGCGCCATGATCGGTATATTTTCTACAAGCATCACATGCGCAATAACGTCATCGCTGATCACATTATCAGGCACTGGTATCCCCGCTTCCCTGAACGAGTCTGCAGAAATATGGCCGATATACCTAAAGATTTCGTATTTATTACTAGACTCCATATTGACTGCACTTTGGTTGCCAATTTCTTTCAACTGCGTTTCAAACGAGTAGCTCTTATAGTTGCCGTTTGGATATCTTCGGATAACTTCGTCGATCTTGTCCTTAAATACCGTCTCAGACCTATCGTTCGCCATCTCAATCAGCTCATGTTTCGACATCACAATACGTCTAAAACTACCCTCCATTTGATGGAAATACTTGGCACTCAGATCTGGGTAATAGTCCCAAACAGGCACAAAATCGAAGCAAGGCCTGAACTTATCCATCTTATTCTCTACCAACGTACCGTCTAAATCTCTCGTCCAGGTACGCGCCCTGACACTTTCTGCAAACGGCCCTTCCAATACCCCTATGCCGTAACGTATACCACTCTTCAATACTTTGCGACACAACGCAACGTACGATAAGCTCTTATCTCCGCCTAACTCCTGCAATTGATCATCGATCTCCCGCTCTAATCGTTCTGCTCTCAATTTCGCAAACTTATAGATCGCTTCCTCTATTTCCTGATCAGTTGATTCTGGTGCAATTCCTTCAAGTATTCCCGATAAATCTTCGCTACTTAATTCAGGAACCGGAGAAGGTCGTATTTCGTAGTTCTTTTCTCCTGCAGTAAACAGCAAGTTCATCAGTCGAGACAGCATTGATACGCATTTAACCCTTGTAAGCTTCGGATACGCCTTCGATCTATTGCCAATCTTAGTCTCAATTTCAGGGTCGTATACGCCCAGTATCTGACGTACGTTCTTTATCCACTGATTTTCGTACGATACTCTATCCCCTTTATACTTTTCAAACTTGGCTCTAAGTCTAGTTCCTAGCGCCATAAGCGCCTTATCGTTCAGCACTGGTGCGACGATCTGACTTCCTGCATCTGCACCTTCTTCTACTGCTCCTACCGTTACGTTCTTTACTGATTCTGTTTGAGACTCTGCCATTTGATCACCTTCCTATGTACGGGTTGTGGAACGTACTAGACACGTTACTTAAGTGTCTGACTCTACGAGTTTTTCCTGCATTGTATCTTACGTGATACCTGCATAGGTAGCCAAACGCATCTCCAGGATGAGAATATTCATTCTTTTCAGGAACTACCTTCTCTATCCCTTTCTGCGTTTTCTCGTACCGCCAACCGCCCGTCAGCGCTCTGATCAACACTTTACACGATGCATCAACCCTAAGCGCCGGACCTTTTTCTGTTATTTTTGTCGTAAACGCTTCTATTGCTTCCAACCTTGGAGACAATAAATTATTGTCATCCACCTTAACTCTCCAGTATTTACGCCACTTTTCTTCTTTTAGTATCTGCACGATCGATGTTTCGTTACTCATACTTCTAGAATTTGCTGCCGGATCTGGTGCAATTACCACATCAAACCCCTCATATTTGTGCTTTATGAGTGGCAACAGCCGATCTCGTATCATACGTTCTGTGCCGTAATTCTGCAGGATGATTTCATCAAAGACCAACAGCCTGCCAAATAAGTCCATCTGACCGAATATCAGCGCACTTCCTGCCAATCCTGGGTCGTAACCAATGATCAATTCTATATTCTGATTTGGCTCGATCGGATATTTACTCACATGCAACTCTCTGGAAAAGGTAGGCACAACCGGCTGTCCGCTTACGTTGTAGCCCCATTCCGCTTCCACGAACTGCTTTATCCATGCATCTGATTTACCTGCTAGTAAGTTTTGGTAGTATTTATTTGGCAGATTCTCCAGATTTTCTGCGTCTCGAGCCAACCCACTCGGCTGATGGAAGTAAAACAAATTGCTCGGCGGCTCTTCTACTAACTGCTTGTGCCACCATGTACCTTCTTCTCCAGGGTTGCTCGCTCCCCACATGCCAAAATTAGTAGCCCCTCCATCCTTTTTGGGTGGATACCTTCCACATCGTCCTGACAGCGCCTCTATAATTTTGCCAGGGATCTGCACGAATTCATCAATCACTGCGAACGTAATCTCAAGTGACAATACCCTTGCTACGTCTTCTTCTGTATCGAGTGCACGGAACATCACTTCACACTCTACATCGTCAAATTTCAGCAAGAACATTACTTTTGTCGCGAACCACTTCCCCGCCTGCCCATCCTTGAACCAATAATTCCAACTAGACAGCGTGGTATCCCTGAGCTGCGCCGCCGTATTCCTAACCACAACTGCCCTTGATTTTCTCAGCCCATCCCTTGGATCCTTATCCTGCAACTTGGCCATGTATGCAATCTTAAACAACATCCCTGTAGTCTTGCCACTATTCCCCGTTACAAATATCCTATCGGCATGCCTTGCCAAAAAGAAACTCGATTTCGTAGAGAAACAATATTGTTTACTGCCTACAGCAAGTTTTCTTTCAATATCTATAGTATCCTTCCTTAATAGTACATTTGATTTCTGAGATGCCGGTCTTGCTATCCTTACAACATACACAGGCGACCATGCATTATTTCTTTTATCTACGACTTTAGAAATAGAAGCTCTTCCTCCCACAGCATGTGCAGCATACTGAATAAAATCAGCGTCCAATTTGCTCGTAGAAAAATATATCTGTTCATCGCTTTCATATGCACCGTCCCAGAAGATAGTTTCTGCAAGAATAATCTCTAACTCCTTAGTAGATGCATCCCACCAAATACTGTCGAAATGCTTGCCAACATAAGGACTCTCAAATAAGAATCTTGTTTCTGTCAGTCTGTTAGGATCTGTAGTTCTTTCATCATAAGTGATTCCTAGATTGTCGAGCAGATGACGGATCCTTCGTTTCTTCCTTTCTTTCCTTACCGTAATAATGCATTTCTTACTACGTGGCGGAAAGTGCCCGTCTGCATTTATCGCTACTCCTAATCGCAGCAAGGCTTCTGACATTTCCGTTCCTGGACGGTCTACTACAAAAGCTGTCGGTACTATACATTTTGAAGGCTTAGCGGCTGCTTCTGCTGCAGTCATCACTTTGAATTTGCCGTCCCATCCGTACAGCGGTACTCGATGATTCGGCGACAGCATCATGGATAAACTCTTCTTATTCTTGAAATGAATAAATTCCGTAGCTTCCGTAACTATATAGTCATCAGGATCTACAAATTCTATCCTTCCATTCTTAGGGTCTCCCGATTCATCTGGAGTCCACTGTGCTATTTTTTCTCCAGGTACATACTTATTTATCGGCTTCCATCCAGAAGGTGTCAGATATTCAGTATCTCCTGAAACAGGCCCATATGGTCCAACGATGTACGAGTAAAACAACTCCCCGTCCAATTTGCACTTAATAAAGTCCTCCACAGTAGGAGGCGGTGTGTACTCTACGTTATTCATAAAGACCGCACTTATAGACCGCGATTCCGCCCAAACTTCGTTTGTGCTTCTCGCTGTTCGTGCTGTACTCCCTCCATTCTGCACGTTTTGTCTTAACCATCATTCGTGGTCAATCACGAGTTTCTCTCGATCCCTACGACTAACATCTTCTTTACTGAAGTTAATATTGATCGCGAAGCCACTGCCTGTATGCACAGAGGTGTTTTCAGATACGTCGTATCCTGCCCACTTCACCGTCGATTTTATAAGATCTGCCCTCACGCTATGCGGCGATCTCGGGTCGTGTATTATGCCCCACGACGTTTTTAGGAGTTCTTCAGCCTGCATCTTGGCCTTGAGCTTGAACGACACCCCCTCTTTCTTCAGCATATTTCTAGCGTTCTTCAACGCTGCTGAAAACACAGGATCTTCCATCAACCTTGTCAGATCGTCTACACTCATGCCATACGACCTACAAATATCTCCTGCTGGGTGCTCGTTCAGCGCCAACTCAATCGGCAACGATACAGGATACGATATATCTGACGGGTCTCGTATCTCTACTTCCTGGTATGCAACATCTCGGAGGACCGCGATTTCGCCCGAACTGCGTTCGTGCTTCTCGCTGCTATACCGTGATTCCGAAGCGAGTAGATCGGTCCCCGACCGATTGGAATCGCGCCTTTTAATTGGGGCTACCTTGGATGCAAATATAATCTCATCGGTACTTTCGTCATCCCATACAGCTGCGTCCAACTGATCTTTCCCTGCTATCGGCGCATTCAAATCATCCCACTCGTCCTTACTCTCGCCTTCGTCCAAATCGTCTCCATCCATCCACTCATGCATTTTATTGGTCATTGTGCCCTTCTCCTGACATAATTTTCGCTCTCAGCCTTAAAACAGCCCTCTCCAATTTTTCGATGTATGCATCCTTACGAACACCTGCCGCCTTTCTTCTAAATGCAAGGCAGGCTTTACAATACACCTGCAACCCGTCCTTTCTCGACGTATTTACTCCAAAATTCTCTACGGATGCATGTAATTGGTGTCTTGGCCGGATCTCGCATCCTGGGCAGGTCTTAAATATTGGGGTTCTAGTCTTATCTGGTTTATTCATGCCCTTGAGAATACCTTATGATCTGTCTCATGTAAACAAGAATAACCAGCAGATTATGCAGGTGTTTTTGGATTTGACTACTTATTTAAATATCTATTGCTAAAATATCTGTCAGATATTAAAATAAATCATCTGAAATTCAGATATTTAAATTAAACAACTGGCAGATATTTTACCAAGGAATATTAAAATGAAAACAAACCAAAAAATGTTAGTTAATTTTAAATACGGTACGTTGGAGATTGGTCATAAGGACTACATGGGAAATCTCACGGAATTGTTTGCGATAGGCAATAGATATAGATACGACGAACTAAACGCCGATCCTGTTTATATCCGCAATTGGCTAAAACTCGATAAAACTATTGCATACATAAAAGAAGTAGAGTCTGAAATTAGCAGACCCGCTATAACTACAACACGCGGTAGAACAGGCGTTACCTATGCACATCTATACATACTACTTTTAGCAGCCCAAGATCTATCTCCTAAGTTCCAATTAGAAATCCACAAGACATTTATTAGAGGTCGGCTACTTGAGTTAAGAGACGATAGTGGGGATGCATTTATTGAATTAAATGACTCCATAGCAGCCGCAGCCATACCCATTTTAGGCAAACCGTCGCATAGAGGTCACTACATCGCCATAGCCAACATCATAAAAGAACGAGCTTCGTTAGGTGAGGACCAAAGTTGGAACAACGCTACTGGAGCGCAGATACACAAACGCTTACGTATAGAAGACGGGCTTATAAACTTGCTAAGGTTAGGTGTAGTAAAGGATTGGGGTCATTTAAAACAACTAGCAAAAGATTTCTAAATACTCCTGGAGACATTCCTAAAAACCTGCTGGTCTGTCAGACTAAGATCAAGACCTGATAAGGCTTATAGATTCCTACACTCTGACAGG